TTTTGTGTTATACTGTTTTATAGGATTTTCTTGCCCTTGTATTTGCCCTTATCAGAGTTCGTAAACACTGGTGGGACAATATAACACAAGGGAAACAATAAGGGAAAGCTCACCAGTGATAAATTCAGTGTTTTCAAGGGTTTGCGGAGAATTTAATAACAAAATATAACAGTTATTAAATCTCTTAAAACAGGTGAAATCTCAATCGGAATTTGAAAGTAAGGTGATTTTGTTTGGAAAATTATATTGCGAGTTTAGAAAAAGAATTTTCTTTGATAGAAAATGGTTTTAAAGAGGAAGAAAAAAGAGCCTTATCCGATTATAGATCTAATGATAAAGAATTTGTCAAGAAGTTGGCGTTTTTAGCTTATAACTCAAATACCTATCAAGTAAGAATGTACGGTGTATTTCTTTTTGGATACTTATCAGAACAAAATGATATTTTGACATTTATGAGAGATGAAGTTTCTAAAGATGATAATTGGAGAGTTCAGGAAGTATTAGCAAAGGCATTTGATGAATTTTGCAAAAATACAGGATATGAAAAAGCACTTCCGATCATTGATGAATGGTTAGAAAATGATAATCCAAATACGAGGAGAGCAGTTACGGAAGGATTAAGAATATGGACAAGTAGACCATATTTCAAAGATAATCCGAATGAAGCAATTAGGCGGATTGTAGCCTTAAAAGAAGATCCGAGTGAATATGTTAGGAAATCAGTAGGTAATGCTTTAAGAGATATTAGTAAAAAATTTCCGGAGCTGATTAAAGATGAACTCAATAATTGGAAGTTAGAAAGCAAAGAAATAAATCAAGTATACAAACTGGCAAGTAAACTTATTAACTGATAAATCCCAGTAAGCCGGTGTGTTTAACGGAGAGACGAATATGAATTTTTGAGAGAAATTTTAAAACCGTCTCATTGCATGAGTATATTTATTGAGATATGATTGGCTTGGAGGTGATACTTATGGCAAATGAAGATAAAAAAGATTTTAATGCTATGCTTATGGATAGCAAGGATATGCCTAAAGTCCAAATAATAACAGATGAAAAAAGCATTGAAAAATATGGTGGAGATAAAATGTACTTTGCCCCACCTATTGACTATGACAAAGTAATGCGACTTGTGCCTTGTGGTAAATTGCTTACTGTAGGTACAATAAGAGATTACTTTGCTAAACAAAGCGGTGCTGATTTTACAGAGCCAATCACAGCCGGAATTTTTGTTTCAATAGTTGCATGGGCGAGTTATCAGCGTGCAGAGGATAAAACCCCTTATTGGAGAACATTAAAAGCAAATGGAGAATTAAATGCAAAGTATCCCGGAGGAATTGAGGCACAAAAGGAAATGCTTGAAAATGAGGGACATACTGTAGTACAAAAAGGAAGAACTAATATTAAGTATTATGTTAAGGACTACGAAAAAGCATTATTTACATTGTAATAGATAATGTCAAACTTCCAGTTTGTCGGAGTGAAAATTAATAATTTACATAGAAACATCTGTCAGGAATGGCAGGTGTTTTTCTTTTGTTATGGAGCAGAAATGCTCCTTTTTTTGTACCCAATTTTATTAGGAGGAGGTGAGAATTCATGGCAAGCCGTATTCAGGGAATTACCGTAGAAATCGGTGGTGATACAACCAAATTGCAGAATGCCCTTAAGGGTGTGAATGGACAGATAAAGTCTACTCAGTCACAGCTGAAGGATGTAAACAAACTTCTGAAACTGGATCCGGGCAACACAGAGCTGATAGCACAGAAACATAAGCTGCTTTCAGAGGCTGTTGGCGAAACAAAGGAAAAACTGGCAACCTTAAAGACGGCAGCAGAACAGGCAAACACTGCGCTTGCCAATGGTGAAATCTCCAAAGAGCAGTATGACGCCCTTCAAAGGGAAATCGTAGAAACGGAGCAGGACTTAAAGAATCTGGAAACCCAGGCGAACCAGTCGGCAACGGCAGTTCAGAAGATAGCAGCGTCCGGGGAAAAGTTAAAGACGGTCGGAAACAACATATCGTCTGCCGGACAGAAACTTCTTCCCGTAACAGGGGCTGTGGCAGGGCTTGGTACGGCTGCGGTTACAACGGCAGCAAACTTTGAATCCTCCATGTCACAGGTACAGGCTACAATGGGAATCACTAAAGACTCCATGTCAACGGTTGACGGGCAGTCTGTTAATACGATGGACACCCTTTCCAAACTGGCAAAGAAGATGGGTGCAGAGACAGCGTTTTCTGCAAGCGAATGTGCTGAGGCTTTGAATTATCTGGCTTTAGCTGGCTATGATACACAGCAGATGTGCGATACTTTGCCGACTGTACTTAATCTGGCAGCAGCCGGAGATATTGCACTTGCAGATGCTTCTGATATGGTAACAGATGCGATGTCAGCCCTTGGTATGGGAGTTGATGAAGCAGGAACGATGGTAGACCAGATGGCAAAGACGGCATCTACTACGAATACATCCGTTGCACAGTTGGGGGAAGGTATCCTTACCATCGGTGCAACAGCCAAATCCATCAAGGGTGGTACGGCAGAGCTTAATACGGCACTCGGCATCCTTGCCAATAATGGTATCAAGGGCGCAGAGGGTGGTACGCACCTAAGAAACATCATCCTGTCTTTGCAGAATCCTACGGATAAGGCTGCCATTGCGATGGAAGAACTGGGACTGCAGGTTTATGATTCCGAAGGAAACATGAGGAGCATGAATGATATTCTGGGTGACCTGAATTCAGGAATGGATGGAATGACCGCTGCCGAGAAATCAAATATCATCGGCAGGATATTTAATAAAACCGACCTGTCATCCGTGAACGCACTGCTTGCCAATACGGGGAGTACATGGGATGACCTTCAGCAGTCTATTGCAGACAGCGGGGGTGCTGCCGGACAGATGGCAGATACACAGCTTGATAACTTGCAGGGACAGATCACCATATTGAAATCTGCATTAGAGGGACTTGCCATTTCATTCGGAGAACTTCTGATGCCTGCCATCAAACAGATCGTTGGATGGGTACAGTCATTTGTTGATGCATTAAACGGGCTGGATGAAGGAACAAAGAAAACGATTGTCACAATTGCACTTATCGTGGCTGCCCTTGCCCCGGTTCTTATCATTGTCGGAAAAGTCATCTCCGCTGTTGGAACGATTATGACGATTGTTCCAAAGATTGCCGGAGTCATCAATACAGTTAAAGGAGCATTTGCAGCACTGAATACGACAATGCTTGCAAACCCAATCGTTCTTATTATCGCAGCCATAGCAGCACTTGTGGCTGCCTTTATTTATCTCTGGAACAACTGTGACGGTTTCCGTCAGTTCTGGATTGACCTTTGGGAGAATGTGAAACAGGTTGCTGTTACAGTATGGAATGCAATAAAATCATTCCTCTCAACAGCATGGGAAGCAATAAAGACTACGGCAACAACCGTGTTTGAGGCAATCAAGTCATTTTTTACAGCCATATGGGACGGTATAAAACTTGTGTTCACTACGGTGCTTGAAGTGATAAAGACAGTGATTGTGACCTATTTTACCATCTACAAAACAGTGATCACGACAGTATTTAATGCAGTCAAACTTGTGGTGACAATCGTGTGGAATGCAATTAAGACTGTGATAACCACGGTTGTGACAGCAATCCAGACTTTTATTACGACAGCATGGAATACGATAAAGACAATCGTGACCACGGTGGTAAATGGAATAAAGACGGCGGTTTCCGGTGCCTTTACTGCGATGTGGACCGGCATAAAGACAACCATAGGAAATATTGTAACAACGATTAAGACGGGATTTGGAACAGCAGTTTCCTTTATCATGGGACTTGCACAGTCTGCGGTCAAGTGGGGAACAGACATTATTGACGGAATCGTAAACGGCATCAAAAAGTGCATTGGCAAGGTAAAGGATGCAGTATCCAATGTGGCAGAGACGATAAAGTCTTATCTGCATTTCTCCGTGCCGGATGAAGGACCCCTTACGGATTATGAGTCATGGATGCCGGATTTCATGGGCGGACTGGCTGACGGTATAGAAAAGAGCCGTGGACTTGTAACAAAGGAAATCGAAAAACTGACGGATACCATGAATCTTGAAAATATGATGCCGGATATGGATGCAAGCCTGAATGCCACTGTCGGAGGAAACGCTTCTTCCGGGGAGAACGGTACGGTAAAACTAAACCAGCCGATCATGCTGGACGGAAGGGTGATCACGACACTTGTGTCACAGATACAGTATTCCAATGGTCAGGCATCCATGAGAAATCTTGGAATAAGTTAGGAGGTGCAGACAGTGTCAAAAACTGTAGACGGGGTGGTTTATTACACCGTAAGATTTTTAAATTATGCAGGGACTGACCTGCTCGGCACATGTGATGTGGAAGCAGGCGGTGATGCCACAGACCTTGCACCACAGCCGGAAGTAATCGAAGGCATGGTGTTTAACGGATGGAATGTGGATATCACAAAGGTGATGGAGGACATGACAGTCCGTCCGACCTATAAGAGCGACAGCATTTATTATACAGTCAATTTCCTTAATTACGCCGGGGACGATTATCTTTCAACACAGAAAGTAAAGGAAGGGGAGGATGCAGTTCCTCCGTCCCCGGAAAAAATCAAGGGATTGTTTTTTATAGGGTGGAATACATCTTTTACGGATATTCATGAGGATAAGACCATCCGTCCGAGATACAGGGAGATACCTCCGCATCCGGTATTGAATTTTTATAAAAAGACAAAAGGGAATATTTCGGGAGAGTTTATCCGTTCTTATTCTGCCGTCAATGCCTGCAGTATTACGGCAAAACTGGATGGGGAATGCACGATGTCTTTTAAGATGCTGACGAGGAAGATAGATTCTTTTGTTGATGTAAAATGCATTGCAGAACTGGACGGACTGGTGTTTAACATTACGAATGTGAAAAAAAGTATATCAAGTGGTGTATGTTATACCGAGATGGACTGTGAACACATTTCATATACCCTGAATGACGATGAGTACAAGGTGACTGCCTTTGACATGACAGGAACACCAAGACAGATACTGTGGGCGCTGCTTGAAGGAACACCATTCAGTGTCGGAACGGTGGACATAGAAAAAAAGGTAACACTCAGGGTAAATACAGAAGCAACAAGACGTGCCTGTGTGATGCAGCTGCTTGCCCTTGTAAAAGGGGAAATTGAATATTACGGATATGCTATCGGCATCCGTAAGCACAGGGGAAACAGCCAGACAGTGGATATCATGAAAACGGAAAACGTCAAGGATATCAGTTATTCCTATAATGCAACGGAACAGAGGTACAGTTATTCCGTTGACCTGTACAGAAAAGAAAATGTGGATCTTGGGGATGAACTGCTTCTTGATTTTAAGCCATTATCCATATACAGGCAGAAGCGTGTGGTCGGCATGGAGTGGAATCCGTTCAACTATAATGAGGTGAGCATTACGATTGGTGCTTATATACCGACCATCAATGATTCCCTTTATTCTGTTGTAACAAGCGTGGAGGATATCAGGAATACCACGGCAAAGTACACGGTGGAGTTTGGGGAGATCATCGGTAACGGCTCTTTTTATTTTACAAGGGCATATAATGACAGACCTTATTTTCAGTACCAGACAAATGACGGGAAGACACCGACAGTAACGCTGAATAAGAAATCCGGCAGTGCATTTGCTTCTTATGTCGGTGCATCCATATCCGGGGTTTCTTCCTCAACGAGAACGGTCATTGCATTTTACTGTACCGTGCCGGATGAAACAGAAGACGAGGAAGATACGGATTAAGGAGGTGCTTTCGGATGGCTGTGTTCAGCGGGGATAAATATAAAAAGGCTTCATCGGATGCACTTGCATTTATAAAGAGACAGCTTGATGTAAATAACTTCAAGTGTCAGATAACATTCGACAAGGAATATGATGACAGTTATTCCGGGGATATCGTCTGGGGATATGTGACAGGGATATCCGTTGAGGAAGATCAGGTAAGGGCGAAATACATCTCCCCATCCACTTATTATGATTTTAACTATAAGGGAAAGGTTACCGGGACTGCAAGGAACCTGTCAGATTTCAGTGATTATGCTGTGAATGTTTATGTAGTCCATGATGCCGATTACAAGGTTATTACCTGCCCTATCAAAGCAGACGGGACATGGGAGTCTGCAATGACATACAGGGAAACTTACAAAACTGATGAAGGAAGTAAGGTCGTGACTTATCCGCTTGATATAGCGGTAGGCGAGGGGATTAAAGAGTTTCGGCTTGCTAAAGGCATAAAAGGAAAATGGGAGAAGATTTCATCCTCTGATGAGGTGACGGTTGAAAGATATGTATATGATGCAGATACAGAGATAAAAGCCGAAGATGGCGGGTATGGATACAGTTATTTTGAGTGCTTCACCGTAAGGCTTTACAGTTATTCGGATGCAGAGTATATCAATGATATCTGTAAGATATGGAACTGTGGCGGTGGGAAATATATGTGGTATACAAATAAAGCTGCAACAGGGCATAAGATTGGAAAGGTCATGCAGCAGGTATGGAGGGATGGAGCAGTTGCATTTGATGCAGTCGGCATAGCAGGTGCTGTTATGAACCTGCAAAAAGGCAGACTTCCGGCATCGTTCCTTATTCCGACAGATGACCCTCAGTATAATAAGGACGGATCCAATGCCCTCGGTGCATATGGTTATATGCTAAATTCCAGAACATGGGCATATGATGTGGGACTTGCCCTTTTGGTATTTACCACAAGCGGTGATTATGATATCTGCAAAGAAATGCTGAAACGGATGAGGTATGAACAGAACGATGATGGGAGTTTCAATTTTTCCTACGATATTTATATCGGACAGTTGTTTGACGGATATGTAAGAACCGGGGCAATGGGATGGCTGGTGTGGGGAGCCTGTTATTACACGATGGAAAGCGGGGACTGGGATTTTGTGAAGATGATAAAAAAAGCCGGGGACTGGCTCGTATCAAAACAGGTCACGGATTCATCCGATCCACGATATGGACTTATGACGGGAGGTTACGGCAGTTACAACATGGAGGATTATTCCTATTCCGGTGAGGAAATAGAGTGGTGTTCCGTGGAACACCAGTGTTCAGCATTACAGGCACTTGAGGGATGTTCCCTTGTATTGAAAAATAAAAAATACAAGGAAGCAGCAGAACTTGTACGGGACAGTCTTTTCTTAAAATGCTACGACAGGGAGAACGGACGGTTCTTTCAGGGCATAAACGGGGGAGTGCCGGATAAGGCATGGGCGCTTGACTGCACCACATGGGCGGGAACACTTATCTTTTCTGTTGTACATTCATTAACGGCAGAAGCATGTCTTGAAACTGCAAAAAATGTGTATCTTACGAAGAATAAGAAGATCATACAGAGCAGGGAGAAAAATTATTATAATACGGCATATTCGGACGATGAAACATTTTCCGGCTTCAAGCCGTACAGTGATAAAACGGCTGATTATAAAGGTGCACCGGATATTGTCTGGACGGAAGGAACGCTTGGATATTCCACACTTGCCTATGTACTGGGAAATATGGACGAGGCAAAGAAATATGTGGATGAGTGCATCAGACTGCAGAACTGTAACGGGAGTACAGGCGGCGTGATATATACAACAGCCACCTATGGTATGTTACCGTGGGAGTTTCATGTATGGGAGAGCGTGGTATCATCCTCGTGGCTGTATCTTGTCATCAATAATCCTGATGTTCTTTTTCCAAGAACACTCAGACAGGTCTATTATATGGCTAAGATAAACAACATCCACGATGAAAGAAAATAGAATAAACAATTTCGGAATCAGGCAGTTATCCATAATGGGTAGCTGCTTTTTTCATACAAAAATTTATAAGGAGGACAAGACGATGAAGGAATTCTGGAACGCAGTACAGTTCGTATTCACAGCAGTTGGAGGATGGCTTGGATACTTTCTGGGAGGTTGTGACGGCCTGCTCTTTGCACTGCTCGCATTTGTGGTTATCGACTACATCACGGGAGTCATGTGTGCAATCAGCGACCAGAAGCTGTCCAGTGCAGTTGGTTTTAAGGGAATCTGCCGTAAGGTGCTGATTTTCCTTATGGTCGGCATCGCAAACATTCTTGATGTATATGTCATCGGGACGGGGAGCGTTTTAAGGACGGCAGCCATTTTCTTCTATATCTCAAATGAAGGAATCTCCCTTCTGGAGAATGCGTCCCATCTGGGACTGCCTGTTCCAGCAAGGATCAAAGCCGTGCTGGAACAGCTTCATGACAGGTCAGAAGAAGACAAAGACAACGGGGAAGGGTAGCACCTTCCCTCTTTTATTACAGAGAATTGGAGGATTATATTATGAGTCAGAAATTTGGAATCGATGTAAGCCACTGGCAGGGCAGTTTTGACTTTGCAAGGGCTAAGAGCAAGGAAGGCGTGGAGTTCGCAATCATCAAAGCCGGAGGTTCTGATGCCGGGCTTTATAAGGACAGCCAGTTTGAAGCGAACTATAAGAAATGTGAGGAATGCGGACTTCCAAAGGGAGCATATTTCTATGGAAATGCCAGAAGCGTGGCAGATGCGAAGAAAGAGGCAGAATACTTCCTTTCCCTGCTTAAGGGAAAGAGATACGAGTACCCGGTCTTTTATGACGTGGAAGGCAGCATGATCACAAAGAATGACAGGAACACACTGACACAGATCGTAAAGGCATTCTGTTCTGCAGTGGAAGCAGCCGGATACTGGGTCGGTATCTATTCGTCCGAGTCATTCTTCAACAGTGAGATGAATGATGGGGAGCTTACCCGCTACAGCCACTGGGTTGCAAGATGGGGTAAGAGCAAGCCGGCTCCGGCAAGCGGTGCAGAGACACAGATCTGGCAGTTTGGCGGGGAGACAAACCTTATCCGGAGCAACAAGATCAACGGGCAGTCCTGTGATCAGGATTACTGCTATGTGGATTTCCCTGCGAAGATCAAGGCTGCTGGACTGAACGGTTATGCCAAGGGAAGCAGTACACCCGCTCCGGTGAAGAAGTCCAATGAGGAGATCGCATCCGAGGTGATTGCCGGAAAGTGGGGTAATGGTGCGGAAAGACAGAAACTGCTCTCACAGGCGGGATATGACTATTCTGCAGTCCAGAGTATCGTGAATAAGAAACTTTCCCCATCCAGGAAATCCGTGGATGAGATCGCAAGGGAAGTCATTCATGGGGACTGGGGAAATGGTTCTGACAGAAAGAAAAGGATCACCTCTGCCGGATATGATTATTCCGCAGTACAGAAAAGGGTAAATGAACTCCTGAAATAAGGATATGGCTGATGGTCAGTAATGGCTGTCAGCCATATTTTTTTCCGTTTATGCCAAGGAAAGAAAGGTGAAAGGTATCGCAGATTGTACTTGCTATTATTGGCTTTCAGAGTGATATATAGACTACCCAAAGAGAAAGGAGTGGCAGAATTTGGAGATCCAGATAAGGAAAGGAAACAGCATACAGAAGCGTAAACTTAAGGTATGTGCTTACTGCCGTGTCTCAACGGATGCGGATGAACAGGAAAATTCACTGGAAAACCAGATCAGGCATTATAAAGAAGTCATTACCAGTAATCCTGATTACGAGTATGCCGGGGTTTACAGTGACTTTGCCATATCAGGATTCAAGGAAAAACGTCCCGGTCTGCAGAAGATGTTAGCCGATGCCCGTAAGGGAAAAATAGACCTTATATTAACAAAATCCGTATCACGGTTCGCAAGAAACACCTCAATCGTTCTGGAAGCTACACGAAAGCTGAAAGAACTGAATGTTGGTGTTTTTTTTGAACTCCAGAATATCAATACCCTGTCAGGGGAAGGCGAGCTTATGCTTACGATCCTTGCTGCATTTGCACAGGCAGAAAGCGAGAGCGGAAGCGTTGGTGCAAAGATGGTGTACCAGAGAAAGTACGAGGCAGGGATCCCCGTGCAGTATCTTGAGCGGTCTTTCGGATTTAAGAAGGATGAGCGGGGAGTCTATATTGCAGACGAAGAGGAAGCAGCATGGGTAAGAAAGATCTATGAGATGGCAGCAGACGGATATACTCCTGCATCAATCAAACGGTATCTGAATGAAAACGGGGTAAAGACCGCAGGCGGTGCAGAATGGATCGACAGCACGGTGTTCCGTCTTATTGAAAATGAGATCTACAAGGGCGATTACATTATGCATAAGCATTTTGTGAATGAAGAAAGAAAACTGGTCAGGAACAGGGGAGAAGTGGATGCGTGGTACATCGAGGATGACCATGAAGCCATTGTTTCCCCAAAACTCTGGCAGAGAGCACAGGACGCACTGGAAGCAAAGCGGGATTATCTTGCGGAAGGCTCAGTGATCGAAGAATTCACGGAAGAAAACTATCCATACATGAACAGAATCTATTGTGCCAGATGCGGACACCCGCTTTACAAAAGGATCTACAGTAACGGCAACAGGCTGAACTGGGGATGCAGCGGTACAAAGCGGTATGGGAAGTCTTTCTGTGAAGGGATAAACATTCCGGACGGAGTCCTGCGCGGAGCATGGCATTTCGATGAAAATATGTATATAGGGGAAAAACAGACAGATAAGGGAAAAAAGGAATTCACCTATCTGAAAGAAGCCTCGTGGAAAAGAAGGCATAAGAAGAAAGTGCCGGAAGCAATACCGAAAAATACGGAAGAAGCATATCCGTATAGAAAGAATATATTCTGCGGACTCTGCGGAAGCAGACTGGTCCGCCATGTAAATCCGAAAAGCCATAAGGTCATATGGATATGCAATGGGGCCAAACGAAAAGGAGTGGCATTCTGCAGGGGGACAAGGATACCTGATTCCGTTATCAGGGGATGGGGAGAAATCAAAAAAGATATTTATATTCAGGGAAAGGATGATAAGAATGGCAAGAAGCGTTACAGTTATACCAGCAAGAAACCGACAGCGTGAAACAGGACGTAGGGCGGTACAGGAAAAGAAGATAAGGGTGGCAGCCTACTGCCGTGTTTCCACGGATCAGGAAGACCAGATCCACAGCTTTGAAGCACAGGTCGATTATTACACCAAATATATCAATGACCATGAAAATTATGAAATGGCGGGCATCTATGCGGATGAGGGTATTTCAGGAACCAACACAAAGAAAAGGGAACAGTTCAAAAGAATGATCGCAGACTGCGAAGGCGGTAAGATAGATCTTGTCATTACAAAGTCCATCAGCCGTTTTGCCAGAAACACGCAGGACTGTCTGGAATATTCCAGAAAATTAAAGAACTTGGGAATCGGCATCATATTTGAGAAGGAAAACATCAACACGCTGGATTCCACGGGAGAGCTTCTGTTCACCATCTTAAGTTCCCTTGCACAGGATGAATCAAGAAACATTTCAGAAAACTGTAAATGGGGCATCCGCACAAAATTCA